ATATAATCATAGCACTTCACTCACTCCGCAATCTGATGGCCCAATTATCCGGAAACCTAGAGACAACGCGCCCATCGGTCACGGGCCGCACAGGTGGCTCCAGCATTTTCTGCAACATCATATGCTGGTTATGTACGATGTCAAACACATCTGCACCATCTTCCTTAGACAGATCAACACGCCACTTCTTCTCCTCCCAAAACCGGCGGGCTGGGTCAAGGAAGTGGCCCAGCGCTTCGCCGGGCTCAACGCAATCTAAAATGTCACGCAAAACAACCCAGGAAAAACTATTCGTCCCCATAGAATCAATGAGGAGATTAGTCACCTTCATATAGTATTCTGCCATAGTGCGGATGCCATTGGGGGAGTACTTAAGTTTTTGGAATGTCTCACTACATGGGCGAAAGGGAAGGTAAACCACTTTCCCGACATACTTAACCTTAATAACCACTCTGTGAAGGAATGTAACACGCTCTTCAAACTTATCGAGACAGTAGCCCCGATTGAGATCAACACGGGACACCATCGTGTTGGAACGGCCAACAGAAGTAGGCTTCACCAACATATCGAAATTGAGAGTTATATAGGAAAAGTAGTCGTCAATGGAGAAGACATTCCTTACACAAGATGCTATTCTAACAATGTTATCATCACCGTACGCAACGTGGGCAAAGGTCCCCCGCTCGATAGAATCAAGAAGGTCAGGCCGACTCAAGCGTTTCGAAACATGGTAAATGTAACAATAACCCATTAACAGGGAGAGGAAAGTATTAAAAAGAGAAGTATTCCAAGACCCAGAAAACAAACATCCGACAACGAGTCTGAAAACACCGGGGAAGGCGACATAATGATAGCAGCTATAGCGCAAGACATACTTGAGGAGGCAACGTAGGGCGCGACACTTAGGTGTGTCATCAACCACATAGTAACTATGGCAATATAAGACGAACTGGGACGTGATCCGGGCCCTGTGCCTGAAGTCCATTCCCGATATATCGAAGCTTACAACCTCGTCGCAAGGGTCATAAGGAACTCGATAAAGGTACTTAAGGAGGATCGTACACCCACTATGGGCCCATTCAAAACCCACAAAATTGCCATTTACCATCATTTTGTGAGCTGGATAGCAAACCACTTGTTCCGCAAAGAGGAGAAAGGGGGGGGTGGGATAAATAATTCGCTGCTTATCCTCAGCAAGCTGCTCAACCTTTTCTGCCGGAGAGATAACGGGAGGGTTCCACGAATTAACAAGTTCATCCCCAGCCTTCTCGCTCTGATGGCACGCTTCCACTAGGTGCTTAAGCTTAGTGTTTATCTCACTGTACATAGGACCGAGAACATCGCGCTTACGCGCACCTTTAACGCATTCCTTGTCCCCATGGCGCCGGACAATTCGCCCATCAGGTCCGTATGCTACAAAGGTCTCACTGGCATAAACAAAATCGACCGTGCCAGTTTTCGCATTGGGATTGAATTTAAGTCCTAAGGCTGATCTAAGGTTCATGGCAGGTAGGGG